TGTAAAAAATAGTAGTATATTTGCATTATGAGTGAAAAAAATAAAACAATGGAAAGAAGAATTGAGCTAAGCGATAAATTTATTGAGATGGGTCGTTCTTTAATAAAAGAGGGTAATGAAATAAATGATTACTCTATAACACAATCAGGTAATTTTCTTATTCTTATATCAGGTGTTATCTTAGAAGAGAAAGATTCAGTTGAATTTGCGAATTTATGTGCTATGTTTTCAGCTAAAAAATTAATGGAAAACATGGGTGATTTTTGGTCTGATATCCCTAATGAAGAAATGATTAGAAAAATGTTAGGGTTGGATGATGAACCAACAAAAGAATAAATTCTATTGTTTCTTGGTTAACTTAATTAGACCGTAAAATACGGCCTCATAGTTAAATGGATATAACAAATCTCTTCTAAAGATTAATTTCTAGTTCGATTCTAGATGGGGCTACAACTTTTTTTGATTATATTTGGTATTGTCAAAAATTTTTTATACCTTTGCAATCTAAATCAAAGGTTATGTTAGCAATACAAAAATTTATTAATAAAAATGGTTTAGCAAAAGCCATAACCAAGTTCAACCTTAAATCTAGGGTCTATGAGAACAAAATTCTTTTAAAATATGACCAATTGTCGGCTCCATCATTGATGGCTGAACAAGAAGTGCAAGAATGTCGTGGTCTTATTTTAGAAATAAATTCTTGGAAAGTTATGTCTTTGGCGTTTACCAAATTTTTTAACGCTGAAGAAGGCAACGCACACAAAATTGATTGGGATTCTGCACACGTTTTAGAAAAACTTGATGGTACATGCATTCAAGTTTATTATGATTGGAATGACATGACGTGGTATGCTGGAACTACAGGCACTGCTGATGGTGAAGGTGAAGTTAATAATAAAACTGGCACGACATTCAATCAATTATTTTGGAAGACTGTTAAAGAAAAATATAACTTAGACACATCAAAGTTTAATGCTGGTTACACTTATGTATTTGAATTAACAACACCTTATAATATCGTTGTTAAACCTCATGGTGAGTCATCAGCCACTTTGTTGACTGTTAGGAATCTAGAAACATTGGAAGAATTGTCTTTCGATGAATTGACAAGGGTTTCTGAAGAATTGGGTGTCCCACGTGTTAAGGCATACGATTTAAACGTTAAAAATGTTGGAACCTTGTTGAAGACATTTGACAACATGACATGGCATGACGAAGGTTATGTTGTGGTCGATGCGAAACACAACCGAGTAAAAATAAAAAACCCAGCTTACGTACACGCACATCACCTTAAAGGTAAAATGGGTAACCATCATATTATGGGTATAATTAAGACTAATGAAATTGAAGAGTTTATCGCAACGTTTAAAGAACGTGAATCTGAAATTAGACAACTTGAAAAATCTTATAATGATTTGCGTGATAAATTAAATAAGTCATGGTATGAATTATCTTTATTAAAACCAAAGAATATAACACCACAAGAAAAAAAACGTTTTGCTATGAATGTTTTTGATTTTGTTGATAAAAATGATTTAAAACAGTTTAGTGGTATGTTTTTTTCACTTAATGAAGGTAAAATTAATACAGTTAACGAATATCTTATTAATTATGATGATAAGAAACTATACCATTTTCTTATCGATTAAATCAAACCATAACATAATATCACTTTTACTTTTTAATGGGAGAAAGGTATAATCATTTAATGATTTAGCTACCTCCCATTTTTTGTTATTTATAAATCTAAGTTCTTCGTTTGTACCGTTGTTATCATAGGTCCATGAAGATTTTATTTCAACTATTATGTTTTTATTCTTAATTAAGAAATCTGGAAAGTATATCTTAGGTTTATTTTCGTGTTCATATTTAATAGCGAAACAATTTTCTAAGGTTTCAATAGGAAATCTTTTCTCGTATTCTGTAATGAATAATAATTCATAAGAGCCTCTATAATAAAGGTGTTTATATTTTTTTGAACCGTAACAATTTGATTGTTGTTTTTCAAATATTTCTTTCGATTGCATCACATGTTCAACACCATATTTTTCAATACATGTTTCGATATATTTTTCATGGTTATTATAATTTTTATTACCATAACGTTTTAGTTTTGTTTCTTTGCTTTTAATTGGGTTAACGTAATTTGAGTTACCGTATTTATCAATTTTACTTTTAACACTTTTAATTTTAAAATCTTTAGATAATGTATATGAAACCACTCCATGGTTTTCAATCATAGTATTTTTTATTTTTGATTTAACTGTTTCTAAATTATTAGTTGACTCAACACCGTATTTTATTAAATTTGATTGTTTAGTTAGTTTAGCACGATATTGATAATCACAATTTATTGAACAGGTGTCTAATAGACGTAAATCTTTATTATGTTCTCTAACAGGACCACCACAAATAACACATTTTGGGTATTCTTTAATATCGTTTATTATAAATTTAATTCTGATTTGAATGCTAGTATTATCTGGGCAGAAAGAAGTTAAATTGAATATTTCATTTTGTTCTTCTATTGTTAATTTTTTGATAAAGTGTCCGTTAACACTACCATTGTTTCGTAATGCGTTTTTAATTAAAAAGTCTTTCATGTTGTGTATATTATTTATAAAATTATTTTAACCATTTAAAAGGTTATACTTATAAATATCATGAATTTGATAAAAACCCTAATTTTATAAAATAAATTAAAAAAATATTTGTTTAATTAAAAATAAATTAGTACCTTTGTGTCATGGAAAGAACTAACGTAACGGCTGAATGGGCTAGAAAACAAGCCACTACTATTTTGGGTGAGAAGGTCAATAAAGAAATTAACATTTGTTTAGATGCAATAGAAAAAGCTGTTGCCAGCAATCAAATGTCAATAAGTCTTGGAATTTACGCTGAATCATTAACAATAGAAGATTTGCGTAAACGTGGTTTTCTTGTTAAACAATACGATGACCACCAAAGGGATGGTTCTTATCTTTCAATTAGTTGGTAAATTTTTTATATGAATATAAACGAAACACTCAAAGCCAATGGCTTTATTATGGGTAGAATGATATCATTCTCTAAAAGTGATTATAGGGATAAAAACCCTAACAGCGTTTGCTACTTTAATGCAAACATCGTAACCGCCAAAGAAGGTAAAGTTTGGTATGGTGATTTGGACCTAACCAAAGATGGTGAATCACTTAAAACGATTGCCGAAGAAACCAACACTATCATCTATGTTTTAAGAGAACTGGATTGCAGATTTGAGAATGAGAGTGAGGATGGTATTAAACTAATAAATAAAGCAGTATGGGATACAACACAGGAAATATTAGTAAGATAACAAAAGAAGAATTAGATAACTATCTAGTTTCTATTGGTGGTTTAGAAAGAAGTTGGCGTAAAGATTTGGGACCTATATTGAATACTAATTTTTTTGCGGTAAATGAAGGTTGGTATGGATTGATTAAGAGTTTAATCGAAGAATTGATTGAAGCTGGGTGGGATAAAAAAGTAGTACAAGTTAAAGAAAAATTTGGTGGGCTTCGTTTTTACGTTGAAAATAGTGATGAGTTATCATATGCTATAATTTCAAAGTACGAAAAATTATCTTATAAAATTTGTGAGAAGTGTGGTTCTGAAGGTGTTTTAAGAAAAGGTGTTTGGTTAAAAACTCTTTGTGATGAACATTCTGACGGAAGAGAGGAAATGATTTTTAACGAGCCGCCAATTTAAATTTGGTAGTTTCAAAAAAAATTACTACCTTTGCATTAACAAAACAAAAAACGATATGAGTATCAAACAAATCTTTGACGAAATAGCTGCTGAATCAAGCACCAACCAAAAAATTGAAATCCTTAAAAAGTATAAAGATAACGAACTGTTAAAGCGTGTGCTTTATATGGCCGACTCAAAGAGGGTAAAGTTCTTTATCAAACAACTTCCAGACTATACTCCAGACAACAATGGTGGTGAAAACTTAGAATGGGCATTAGATGGGTTAAAATTTATTACTGATAGAACTTACACTGGTAGTGAAGCCATTAATTGGCTTATAACGCTTTTAAGTGGAGTATCTTCTGAAGATGCATACATCATTGAGCGTATTATTGAAAAGGATTGCAAGATTGGAATGGGAACTACGTTTATCAATAAGGTTTTCAAAGACCTTATCGAAGAAACTCCTTACATGGGTGCGATTTCATTCGATGAGAAAAAGTCTCGTGAAGTTTTTAAAAAAGGGAAAGGCGGCTTTTCTCAAATTAAAATGGATGGCCGTTATTGCAACGCTATTATTCGTAGCGGTGAAGTTGAACTTGAGAGTCGTAGTGGTGAACCAACCGTGTTAACTGGTGCTAAATTTGTTTCTGAATTAGCTTTATTTCAAGATTGTGTATTAAACGGTGAATTAACCATGGATGGTGTTCCTCGTTATGAGAGCAACGGTATCATTGCTTCTTTGATTGATATTCAAGGTAAACGTAATGAGCGCACAGAATCTGAAACGCAAAAGAAAATTGCTACATTTGAGAAGAAACACGGTAGTTTTAAAACAGCACTTAATAATGTTCGTTACACCGTATGGGATATGATAACTGTTGATGAATACTTTGAAAAAAAATCAAACAACCCCTATTACATTCGTTTGAACAATGCTTCTAGTCTTATTAGTTTGTCAAGCTCAACAATGGTTAGTTTAATTAATTCCAAGTTTGTTAAGACATATGGCGAAGCAATGGAACACTTTCAAGAAGTATTGGCCACTGAAATTGATGGGGTGCCACAAGAAGGAACAATATTGAAAGCTTACGATGGTGAGTGGAAAGATGGTAAACCTAATTGGCAAATCAAACTAAAAATCGAGATGAATGTTGATTTAAAAATAGTTGGTTTTAATTACGGTACTAAAGGTACCAAAAATGAAAATGTAATTTCTTCTTTGGTTTGTGAATCATCAGACGGTTTATTAAAAACCCAACCACAAGGGTTGAAAGAAAAAGACATGCAATATATTACTGATAATCAAGAGAAGCTTTTGGGTTCGATTATTGAAGTTAAATGTTCGGGTCTTTCTAATGACTCATCTGGTGCTTATTCGTTGTTATATCCAGCATTTAAAGGGTTTAGAGATGATAAGATTAAAGCTGATTCGTTAGAAGAGATAGTTGCAAATGAAAAAATGATAAAAGGTGTTACTGCTTAATGGCATACCACCCTATAAAGTTTTTATTTTGTATTAAAACTTCTTTTTTAGTTGTTTTACCTTTATAAATTGGTTTACCATCATTGTAGTACGATTTTCGTAACGCTTTGGTAGGTAAAACATTTTCTTTGCACACTGTTTCAAAATCACCATTACAGACAAATCTAATATTGTTTTCTGAATCATAGATAACTACTTTTATTGCTGATGGGTTTTTATCTTTTGTGTATTTACCTTTCATACGTTCTGATATAGTTTTTTTGGTTTCATCAGAACGTTTAATACCAGTAATAGCTTTTATAACATTTAGTCGGTGTGTTTCAGATTTTTTAACACCAGACATTTTCTTTGATTGTTTATCTTTAGATTCTTGAGTTCTAGTTGTGCCTAATTTGGCTTGTCTCATTCTTTCTCTGGCTAAATTAGAAAAGAAGTAGTCTTCACGCCCACCACCTCCTTTAGTCATGTTATAACCATTGTTGTAGGTATTGTATTTCTCGATAAAATAAATTTCAGAATTGTTAGCTTCTTTAATATTTAATAAGTTAGTTTGTATAATCTCCCAAATAAAATTATTGACACCATATTTTCTTATCGCTTGGTGAATCTTAAAATAGCTATTTGTTTTACTCTCTTGTATGTGTTCATATTTACGAGTATTGATGTCCCTACATGTTAAACCAATGTAAGATTTACCATTAATAATATTAGTTATTTTATATATGATATAATTTTTATTATTTTTCATTTTTGTTTATTTCTTCATTTATCAATCTCTCAATAAAAGCTGATTTATTAATAGATTTGGTTTTTACTAGCTTATTTAATTTTTCGATTATTTCGTGTGATAATGTGAAAGATACCAGTTTTCTATTTTTCATTTTGTATGTGTTTATACATATAAATATGTATATTTATTGAAAAAGATTTGGAAAAATGAAAAATATTTCGTACCTTTGTGGGTATAATTAATCACAAATGAAAAAACACATTTCTTTTCCTAGTATTGAACAATTCAGAAACGTAATTGCTGGTATTAATCGTCAATACAACTTTGTTGGTCTGGATGAAAAAGGTGAAGCTATTTATGATTCTTCACTACCTAAACCAGTTCTAACATTTAAAGGTACTGTAAAACTTCATGGGACCAATGCTGGTGTTTGCTATAATTCTTCAGCTGGAATTTGGTATCAATCACGTGAGAACATAATTACACCGCAAAGCGATAATGCTGGGTTTGCTTTCTTTGCCGATGCTAATAAAGAACAATTCGAAGCATTGTTTTTAAAAATTGCTAAACGTAGCAATATCGACACAACTTGTAACACCATTTCTATTTATGGTGAATGGTGTGGTGGCAACATTCAAAAAGGTGTTGCTATCACAAACCTTGCTAAGTCTTTTTTCATCTTTGGTGTAAAAATTACTCCGTTCCATATTGAAGGTGTTGAAAAGCAACCAGTTGCTTATTGGGTGGATTACTCTGATTTGAGAAATAACCAAGCTAGAATCTACAACATTGATGATTTTAAAACTTACAGTCTTGATATTGATTTTAACATGCCAGAATTGATTCAAAATAAATTGGTTGAATTAACACTAGAAGTTGAGAATGAATGCCCAGTTGCCAAGGCGTTTGGTTTCTCAGGTATCGGTGAAGGTATTGTGTGGTCATGTATTGATAAGAATGTAGTTCACCGCTTCAAGGTAAAGGGTGACAAGCATTCTTCAAGTAAGGTGAAGAAATTGGCTGAAGTCGATGTTGAAAAAATTAATTCAATTAGAGAATTTGTTGATTATGCTGTAACTGAAAGCCGTTTCAACCAAGCAATTGAAAAGGTGTTTCCTAATAACGAACCAGTTGATGTTAAGAAAATGGGTGAAGTTATGCGATGGATTAACGAGGACATCATCAAGGAAGAAACGGATACTCTTGTAAAAAATAATCTTGAACCAAAGGACGTAAACAAGTATGTTTCAACCAAGGTAAGAGAAATGTTTTTCAAATTACCTGTATAATTGTTGGTTTTTATTAAAATAAGTAGTATCTTTGCTTCATGATAACAAATAAAGTATACAAATTGAAACAAGACACCGAAGTAATGAAGGGTGTCAATCTACAGGCTGGTCAGGAGATTGAAGTGGTAATGGATGTTGTTTATATGAATGGCTATCCGTTGCCACCAAATCTTCAACCAACTTTTATGGCTTGGTTAAAAAATAATCCAGAACTATTTAAGGATGACACTAGAGAATGGTAAATGGAACTGGTAACAACAAATATATGTAAAACTTCTGATATAGGGTTACATAATAATATGTTTGGTGGTGAGCTTATGTCAATAATAGACTTAGCTTCAGCGGCTTATGCTGCTCAAATTTGTGATTCACCTAGACTTGTAACCCTTAAAATTGATGAGTTAATATTTAAGACACCTGCTAGAGTTGGGAATATAATTAAAACATATGCTAGTGTCAAAGAATTTGGAAACACGTCTATAACTCTTTATATTGAGCTTAGGAAACATAATGTCTATACTGGTAAACAAGATATTGTTATACATACAAATATAAAATTTGTTCATATTGATGAAGAAAACAATCCAATCCCAATCCCAGAAAGAATTAAAGTTAGATATAAAGAAAGAATGGTAAAATATGGCAAGGGTTTGTTAAGTTTTGAAGAATTACAAAATGAACTATAATTTTATTTTAAGGTCTGGAAAATATCTAGGTAAAACAATTGCTTGGATTAAAGAAAATAGGTGGTGAAAAAAATGCGTTCTTGAGAGAATACTTTAAACCTTTAAGATTAGCTTAATGAATGATAGAATAACTCTTTCTGGTAAGATTTGGTTTGAACCAGAAAATAAGACTAAAAAACATAATGCACAATCATCTTGGAAAAGAATGGCTATGGTGCATCTAGATGGTGATATAACAGAATACTACGCTTGGTTTATACAAAAGCGTTACAATCTTGTGTTGAACAAACCATTAAGAGGTGCCCACATATCTTTTATCAATGATAGCATAAAAGACCTCAGCGTAAACGGCACCAAAACCATTGAAGAAATTGATGCAACATGGAATGAGGTTAAAGCTAAATGGGATAAACAAATCATACCAATAACATTGGATTTGAGCCCCAGAACAGATGATAGAACATGGTGGTTGAACATACCACATGAAGAAGGAGAATTGCTTCATGGGATACGAGCTGAACTAGGGTTGGGTAAACCATTTTGGGGTTTTCACATGAGCATTGGTTATGCAAACGAAAAGAACATCTTTCATTCAATATACATTCACGATTTAATAAAAAAAGGATTTATCAATGAGTAATTTATTAACAATTTTTGGTGTAATTATTTCTAGTTTTATTTCTATCTGGGCTATTTTCAAATTTGTTATCTCTCAAAATTCTAGGCTGGATGATAATCTAAGTAAGATATTGATGAAAAAAATAAATTTGGATTCTAGCTTTAAAATTGAATTAAACAATGAGATTTCAATTAATAAAAAATTTCCATCAATATATGAGGTGTTTTGTGTTGTTGATGGTTGTTTCTTTCTTTTTAAACGAAACGAAAGACTTTTAAATGCTGGTTGGCAAAGCAAGGATATAGTATCTGAAATATATTTTTTTAGATGGCAAAAGAAAAAAATAGAAAAATATATCATGGATATATCCACGGTTCGTGATAACATAAATGTTATGTTATTACAACCATATGGTTCCGATAAATTAGGTGAGTTACTAATGACAGAACCTAGTG